TACCAGCGCCACAATGGTGCCGACTGTTTCCCAATTAATGGCATTCACTTGCGCGCCTCCCACTCAGCCTTGCAGTAAACACAACGCACAGCGTCTGGTTTAATTGTTAACCGATGAGTCGATATAGGTAGGCGGCAATCAATACAAGTCACAACACCATTAACGATTCGTTGCTCCTCGTCCGGCTCTTTATCTGGCGCATTGAGAACTGACTCAACCGCAATGCGTCGACGCATTTGCTCGAACTCTTTGGCGTAGTCGAGTTGGTCCATTACTTCGACTCCTCTTCCTCTGTTAGCAGATGATCTTCGAGCGGTTGCATGTCACCGGCTAACCAGTTCTGTACGTTAAAACCTGGGCAGGTCTTTTGGCTGATTTCGTTGTGACCGATAACGTTAATGTTTTGGAATTCGTACTTAATACCAAGCACGTAGGCGCGCAGGGTTAGCCACTGTGCTTTAGTGAACTTGTCGGTGCCGATCATGCACACACCGATAGAGCGGCGGTTATAGTGATAGGCATGGGCGCCGGTCTCGATTATGTCGCGGCATAAAGTGACCGGGCCGGCGGTGTAAATCACAGCGTGGTAGCCGATGTGTTTTAAGTTGGGTTGATTCCAGCGAACGAGACCGGGGTCACGATGGAAGCCGCGCTCGGCGTGCCAGCGGTCGATATCCTCAACGGTAAAAAATTTACCATTAGGCGTATCGGCGCAATGGATCACCAATGTATCGATAGCTGATTTGGGGCGAAAATTTGACATAGCCCCAGCTTAAATAGCTGGGGTACTACTCGTTACAGTGAAACGTTTCACTGTATAGGACGGGGCCTTTATTTATGATTACACGAGAAGTGTAATAGGTCAAAACTCTAGCCGATGTTGGCGCGGGTCATTTACTTTTACGTTGTATCTAGCCAGTATCTGCCACGTGCGTCTAAGTGAGATGTTATAGTCGTTGTGAAATTTTGCGGGGTCTTCGCCTTTGGATCGGCGCTGGCATATTTCCTTATCGCGCAGGTCGAATAGTGCGCGCTTGCAGGCGGGTACGTTGGTAATGTAATCCCCCCTGTAATAGCTTGATAGTTTTCGCGCCGCTTCCATTCCTACGGTTTTTTCTATTTCGTGGCCTGGCGGTATATTTTCCGGCACGTACACTTTCTGCTTGCCGCCGTACTGCTCAATAAATGCGAGCGCGGCCGGTAGCCCCATAATCTCAACAAATAGTCGAGCGTTGGGCGGCAAGTCTTCTAGGCGTATGTCGTGAACGGTTGGCACGCTACACTTCCGGTATCTGGCCTAACACTGCGCTAGTAGTTGGCCAACGTTCTGAGCCTTGCCCAGCCTGCTTAAAGGCTAGTCGTAGGCGTTGCGGGTTGTGTCTATGGTGGCGTTCATGCCAAGGTCGTTTTGGCCATAGCTCTTTAACCCAACGCTCGGCGGTAGCGATCACCAGGTCGGCAGGTGGCGCACCTTCCAGCGATTGCAGGTACCAGCCAGCCAGACCATAGGCGATCTCATACCAGAACCAATCCGGGATCTGGTCGCCGTTGTCGTGCTTGCTTACACCCTGCCACTTGTTTAGTGCGTCAATCGCTTTAGCGGTCTTGCTCTGTGGTGCGCCGTTTGGGGACGCTGCAATAGCGCCAGCTTTTACCGGGCTATGGTCACGGGCGGCAACGGTTTTTAATACGCTTCGCAAGTAGTTGTGGCTGCTGAAAGGTTCCCAGTTTGGCTGCTGCCGGTCTTCGCGCTTTGCTTCGACCGTTTCCACCAAGGCAATAGAGAGCAGTCGGTTGTCGACTTCGCTGGCCAACTGTTGTACCTGCTCGGTGAGCGATAGTGCGCGAGACCAACGTAGCGCCTGTTTGCGGGGTTTAAATAGGCCGAGATATACAACCATAGGCTGGAACGCTTCGCCAAGCTCTTTGGCTTTACCAAAGAACTGGCGGGCGCTGTTGTCTTCGACGGCGGTTTCTAACGGCGTTGTGGTGTTGCAGTGTGAACAATGAAAAATCATAGCGAGCCTATTAAGTTTTGTTCATCGTCACGGGGTACGCTTTGAATTTCACGTTGCCAGCTCAATGCAGTTTGTTTGTAGGATTGTTCAAACTCTTCTATTAACTCGACCACGCCCAGCAGTGGAGAGCCCGCTTTCTCGGCCTCGTCGGCAAAGTGCTGTAGCTCCTGGCACATACGGGCGGCCACGTCGAGCAGCTCATCCGCTGAAAGACTTCCCAACACGCTGGTACCATTTATGCGCTGTTGTGCATTTGCTCCGGCAATAAAGGCACGCTCAAGGCGGTTGCGCAGGTAGGAGGAGTGGCGCATCTCGGCCAGAATATCGCCCCGCTTACAGTCTTCTCCCTCGGTGGATGCAAACCAGGTGTCCATGGCAGTTTTTAGTTCACGGCTCATTGGTTGATACCCTCCACGTTTCGGCGTAGCAGTTCTTCGGCGAGATGATCGGCGACAGCCAACAATAGCGCCTCGTTTCGGGTCCAATCTTTGGGGCGTTTTATTCTGAGCTTTTGCACCATATCGGCGGCGAGTTGGTCGGCGTCGGCGGGTGTCATCTCCAACATGGTGAGTCGATCCTCGATAGCGGCCAGGGTGCGGCGCTTTTTTTGCTCCGTATGCAAGGCAGCGATAATACCGTCGAGTTGTCCGGATTCGTTTAGCCATTCGACTTTATCCACTTTGTACATGCGCTTGGCGATGGCGTCGGCATAGCTCCAGGGTAGACTCAGCTCGGTGAGCTGCGCCTCGATCTTTTCGAGGCGTGGTTTGTTGTCCATATTGCTGGGGCGGCCTGGGTAGGTGGTGCGCCTTCTTGGGTTGTGGAGCGCTCCGGCCTTTTCTAAATATTCAATCACTAGAAAGTGTTCGTCGTCGGACATATCAGCCAGGCTTGTTTTGCCGGTGGCGTATTTCAGCATTTCACGGTAGCTGCTGAGTTTTCCTTTCGCCTCGTTGCCGTCGTCATCGACCAGGCCCTGATTTTTAGCGGCGATCTTGATTAGGGCGATACGGTTATTGCGGTTACCTTTTTGTCGTTTTGGCTTTGCCATGGTGCTGGGTTCCTGTATTCGTTGCGCTATCGGGCTTGTCGTTACGCTGCACTGTCTGGTTGTTGTTGCTTCTCGTACTGTTGCAGTAGCTCTGCGTACTGCGTGTAGGTAAGGCGCGCTATCGACTGGTTATGTTTCTTAAGGTGGTTGATAAAGGAGCGTGGAGAACTCCAGGCAGCGTCAGGGAATATCCACTTTTCGTAGTAGCCCTGTTTTCTGCACCATCGTTTCCCTAAAGCCTTTTCAAGGTCTTTAAGTTTTTTAGCGCTTATCTTCTGGCGCTTCCTGGGCATAAAGAAACGGCGCGCCTCTTCACATAACTTGTTGGGATCTTCGACAATCTGGCACCACTCGCCCTTTAGTGTGCCGTTGATATAGACAACGATGGCCAGTTGGTTTTTTGTTATGCGTGCCAGGCGGGCGGAAACCAGGTAGCCGTCGCACAGTAAATATACGGTCGCAAATAGGCTGTCCAGTTGCTCGGCGATGGTGTCCCATTGTTCTTTTGTCAAGGTGCTCATTTGTTACCCTCCTTAACCAGGTCGAGTTCGCCACGGCGAATTGGGACTGCTTTATCAGCGATGATACCCAGGCGCACCGCGCCCCCTTGTACCTTGATGATTTGCACCCGGATATCGTCGCCGATGATGATCTCCTCGCCGGGTCTCCTTGTCAGTACCAACATGTAAACCCCCTTTAAAGTTTGGCTATGTCGAGCACAATCTGTTCGAACTGGTCAGAGTCGCCGACACGTTCATAGATGCGCAGATAGGTTGTCGCTGCCGACACTTGGATAGAGTCGGCGATGGCTTCCATCGCTTCGCGCCATTTGGGGTGGTCGAAGTTGTGGCGGCGTAGGCCAAGGATCTTGGAGGTTGAGACATTGCCCTCCCTATCGGTCTCGAAGGCCTGCTCGATCAGCGCGCGGATCTCCGGGCGGCTGTCAGAGGTCCACTCGTTGAGGCATTCATCGATCAGCGATTTGGCAATACCTAGCCGTTCGTCAAAGAGGATATATTCAGCTACGACGCGCTGAACCTTGATGCGACCATCAAAACTCGGTAGCGATAAGTTTCCTTTGGCGCCGCCTATCTTGGCGTTGTACTTTTCCGCCGACAGCTCTTGAAAGGCCTGCACGTCACCGAGCGCTGCTCTTTTAAATTCGGTGATAGCGTTTTGCAGTGCGCGCGCCTTCTGGGCGAGATGAATCACCAATTCGTTGCGCTCAAGGTCCATCGGCTTAATGGTTTTAATATCGACCAGGTGGCCGCGTGAGTTGGCTAGATAGCCCTCGGGGATTTGTTGTTCTGCCGTCATTGTTGGTTTTCCTTTTCGTTGCGTTCTTGGATGGCAAAGGCGGCGGATAATAGAAACCCAAAAACAATTCCCAGTCCGGCACCAGTGCCTAATGCGATACAAATATCTGTAAGAGTGAACATGTGATGCGCTCCTATCTGGTTTGCAGCCATTCGACTTGGCAGTACTTAAAGCGCGTACCGCGTTTGACGGTGCGCAGGCCTCCCGGTGCAGGTGTTTCGATAATTGCGCCACTTTCTGGGATTGGTTTGTCACCTGGCGGGAGAATGGTTATCACGGGCCCGCGTTCGGTCATGGCTGCACTAAGTACGGTGTGACCATGTTCGGCCAGCTCAAGCGCGCAGCTATATAGATTTGCAACGCCGTTTAGTACGAGGTTGTTTTGTTGGCCTAAGATAGATTGATCTTGATTTGCATTCATTGCTGGGTTCCCCCTTTGTAATGTTGGCAACCGCCCCGGCAAGCACGGTAGAGTTTGACGCGTTGGCTGTTGGTCGGTGCAAACGGGCGGCGCTGAATTTCCATGCAACGGGCGGCGCTGATTTCTCCGGCCACATTGCAGACAACGAATTTGTTCATTAGCGCGCCTTTAATGGCCGTTTCTATCCCCTTTAAATCGCTGGGGTAGCAGTTCTTTAAAACCTGGCTAACGGCGGTCGGCGAATAACCGATCTGGTCGGCTACTGCCTTTTGGTTGCTGCTGTCGCAGGCTTCGGCGAGTTTGACGACCCAGTCGGGGGCATCATCGCCCCAGTGGTTGGCAATGTGTGAGGCGGCTAGGTTCATGCTTTGGCCTCCTCGATTGGGTCGGCATTTTGTGCCCATACGACTTGCTTGGTGTTGGGGTCGAATACCTGGTTTACCTTTTGCACAATCGGAGGAAGAGGCCCGGTGTTTCTCGATTCGATAAAACGGTATCGGGCTTTTTTTCCGTTGCCCGGTTTGTTGCCTTGCCTAGCTTTAGAGATGCAACGGACATATCCAGCACGGTGCAAAAATTTGACATACTCGCTCGCTGACGCTGGCGCCACTTCGTGCTCTTCAGTGGATGCGCTTACGGCCAGCTCTTCGTAGTCGAACTCTTTGATAATTTTTATGGTGCGCCACATCTGTTCACGACCGCTACCGCTTTCCAGTATGTTGCCCTTCCTATCGACACGGGGCGATTCCGTTCCGTTGTCTTTAACTACTTCATAGACAGCGGACTGAAAGCTGGTTTTGTAGTAACCGGTTTGAACGGCATCGACCTTTTTCAAAAAATCAGCTTTTACCAATCCTTGCAGGTACGACCGGATGGTGCTTTGCTCTTCCTTACTTTTCGCTTCAACCTGGGCCACGGTGAACCGTTTTAATTCCCGCATGGCTTCCCATATCGCTTGGCGCCCGACTGACTTGTCCGGCACTGCTTTTAGGTGAACGGGTTTAACGCCTGGTTTCTTCTTGGCCATTAGCGCACCTTCCTTTTCGGTGCGGCACCAGTGAAGAGTGGGCGGTTACCCCAGTCGGCTAGGGTTACGGTTTCGAGGCCGTTGGTTTGGGCGTGCTCTTCTATCTGCGCCAGGTTTACGCAGATTCGGCGCACGGTGCCGTGGGTGGCTTCGAGTACTTTCTGCAGCAGGTCGTCGGCGATAACGCTTTCATTTTTGCAGTAGAGGCGGCGCAAGTGCATGGCGTCGGTTATGTTGGCCTGTTCCGCCGGTACCCAGTCGAGCATGCGGTTGTGGAAGCGTTCCCACTTGCGCAGGTTGGTTTCGAGATTCTCTTCGCCGATGATAAGAATGGGTGCGCCGCTGGATTCGTAGAGGTCGCGAATTAGTTCGACCATTCCTTTTTCGACGATGTAGTCGAACTCGTCGACGATCAGCGGGCGGCCACTAATGGCGAGCTGCTCGGCGGCTTGCATAGCCATCTTGGGAATGGTCTGTTTGGGTTTGTTGATGCCCATCTCGATTAGGATGGCTTCTAACAGTGCTTTTCTACTCCAGGTGCTTTTCGCCTCGACATAGTAGGCGCGGTACTTGTTGGCGGCGTAGGCGGCGGCGGTACTCTTGCCCCAGCCAGACGGCCCGTAGAGTGCGATAAGGCCGGGCAGATGCTCGGGGCGTTCCATCGCTTTTTGTAGCGCCGTCATGCAGCGGGCGACGTTTTGCAACGGCGCGACGGTGTTGACGGTGTGTGCTGCTTGGTCCATTATTGGTTCTCCCATAAGTTGTTTTTACTGGTTGTACTAGCCCGTTGCAGCGGGCTTTTTTATTGCCTGGTGTTTACGCTTCTCTCCAAAATGGCGTAATACCAAAGTCGTTGTGGTAGTCGCGTTGGGCGTTGTATTCCGATGTGCCCTGATAGCTTGCTAGCCAGTTCTGGTCGCTGGTGGTGACCTCCTTTCCTTCCTCCATTCGTTGTTCCAAGGTGTAGGCTTTGCCGTAGCGCTGCTCGGGTGTTTGCAGAATGTCGACGACTTCGGCACTTGGGTTTTCCATCTCGCGGGTAAGCTGTTCGAGCTGGGCCTGCTCTTTGTCGTTGAGTGGCATGGCTTGCACTGTTGCGCGTAGTTGCTGCGCGGGGCGGAACGGGCGCACGATGTTGGCGTCGGGTGTTTCGCTGTCGTCGATGGTGGGCAGTCGCTTGGCGGCGTCCATTACATCCATACGGCGTTCGGCTTCGAGCTGCTGGCGCGCGGCGCGGTTGAAATGCTTTTGTACTCTGGCGCGTTCGCGGGCAGCTTGGCTGTCGTTAAAGCCTGCCGCTTTGTCGCACGTTGCTTCGCCGATGTAGCGCCCGTCGAGGGTGTAAACATGCACTAGGCTGTGCAGATCTTGCGGGTCGAATCTAACCACCACCTGATGGCCTGCCAGTTCGTGGAGTTGGCGCGACCAGTAGCGGTTCTCTTTGTCCACCTTGAGCGTGATAGAGCCGTCGCGTTTGACCCTGACACCTTCGGCAGCAAGTAACCATAGTCGGCGTTGCTCGGCGGTAGCTTTGCGAATCGGTGAGGCGGCGTAGCTTTGGTTGAATGTTTCGTCGAAGCTGCGGCCGTTACAGGTTGGCGAGCGGCGACCTTGGCGCGCGTTGTGAGCGGCGATTTCGGTCTTGAGTACTGCAGCGAACTTGTCGAACGGTACAGCCCTTGAGCCGTAGTTCTCTGGCTTGGCCATAGGGTTGTTGCCGGTGTAGGCTCCGGCGAAGTCTGGATGCTTGGCGACGTATTCGCACAGGTCACGAAATGCACGTTCGATGGGTTTGGCCTGGCCGTGGTAGGGGGTCGCCCAGTGAACATCGATACCTAAACAGGTGAGGATACCGGCGGGCTCCTCTTCGCGAACCTTGAAACGAAAGCGGGTGGGTGTTCCGCCGGTCATCCATTTAGAAGCGAAGCCGCGACCGTTATCGAGGAAGGCGTGCTCGGGGATACCGTAGCGCTCGACCAGGTCGCCAAAGGACAGGCGCACGCCGTCGGTGTTCTCTGTTTTGTCGAGGCGATAGGACAATATCTTGCCGCTGTAGATATCCTGCCAGGCGACCATTAATACGCGGCCTATCTCACCATCTGGAAACTTAACAAACACGTCGAACTTGTGACCGTCGGCGTTGACCGCTTCGAGGGCGTGAAAGACTGTGCGGTCGCGCTCTTGTGCAGGGAAGGATCGCTTCAACGCTTCCACACCTTCACGAGCCAGGATGATGGCGGAGCGGCTTACCTCTTTGTTGAGTTTGCGCTCTAGGGTTTTCAGGCTTGGCACGTTCCAGCCGTGGGCCGCTGCCGCACGTTTCAAACGGTCATAGACTGCTGAGGCGGCCGGGGCTTCGAGGCGCAGATAGTCTGCTTTGAAATAGTCCCATGCCTCGGGGCTACACTCTGCGGTGGTGGTACGGCCGGTGTAGCCTGGCACCAGGGCGGCTAGCCAGTCGGGGCGATCGTACTCTATAACGGCGCTGTACCAACGGTACAAAGTGGCTTTATTAAAACCGTGTTGTTGTGCCGCTTGCGCCCAGGCTTCGGTCTTCTTGATGCCGTTGGCGATCAAGGTCAACGCCATGTTGATGGCGGTTAGCTTTAGCTGGGCTTTCTCTTTCTGCTTTTGCGGTTTCTTTTCGTAATGCGCCCAGAGCGCATCACGATCATATTCAAAAAGAGCCGCGTCCCCGTTGGAGGTTGAGGTCGGTGACGCGGCAAGGTTAGCCACTCCAGGTTGGGTTGCCTGGTCGGGTTGTGGCCTGCCCGCCAGGGTGGCGGGACTTTTGGGGGAGGTGACTGTTAATAGCGCGGCTTGGGCACTAGCTGGCAGGCTGGCAAGTTGATATTCCCAGCCTTTGCCCTTCTGCTTTTTACGGCGGTTGATTTCGCCACGGT